CATACACTGCTCGAGGTCAGAGCGTCTTGAGCGAGCCCGGAGCTATGTCAAGGGAAACCCTTTGACATTGAAATGGGATTCAAGCATAAAAGGCTATCCTCCAAAAATGTGTTGAGAGCTGGGTACGGAGTAGGTATCAGTTCTCCAAACGTTAGTAATGCCAACGGTTGCAATCGGCATCGAATGATAGTTATCAGCTAGGTCCGCTACAATTTTGAAATGTCGCTTCTTCAAAAAAGATATTTGACATTGAAACGGGATTCAAGCATAAAAGGCTATCCTCCAAAAATGTGTTGAGAACGGCCGCAGCTATATCGTAGCGCGGTTGAAAACCTGCACTCGCGCGACCCAGTCTATGACTGGGCGTGCCGAACCGCGAATTCTGATCACTATGGGCATCGCAGACGTTCGGGAATCATTCCTCTCGGGTGCCGGTGGGCATCTGGACGTGAGAGACGTGGGCCTGCGGTATGCTGAGGACGGCCGCCAGATCCTTCAGTTTACCGGCTGGCACCGCGACGGTACTCCTTTTGCATTCGTTTCTGCTGCATTTGCTGGGGATCCCGGAACACGTGCGACGGAGATCGCTCGAGATCTTGTTGCTGCTCACGGAGGAAGTAACCATATGCCCGCTCCTGCTCCCATAAAGGGACTAGCCCAGACGCTTCGGGACCATCTCACTGAAGCAACTAGGCGCGCCGATGGTGTAGCGGCCAAAGCCAAAGAAAGCGTCACAAATCTCCATTCGATCCTCGACAACGCTGAACGCGTTGTGCAGGACTTGGATACCGCTGCTGCTGATATTCAAGCCGCATTGGGAATTAATACGAATGGAGGACCGGCTTAGATACCGACTCTGAAAGCAAAACGTACGGCTTTATATATACGGCGGCGCTATGCTCAGTAAATCTTTCCGAGATCGAAGTGAGCAGCACGGGCACTTCCCACGACTGGAACATGAGCCGGAGGAGACAATGGGACGGCCACGCGGTTCCTATAACAAAGAAAAGCCATTCAAGAGCGCATTGCGTGTACGGCTCTTTGATAAGGACGCAAAGGAACTCGGAGACATCGTGACGGCGCTCATAGGCCTAGCAACTAAAGGCGATCTGCAGGCCATTGAAAAAATTGCGGACCGCCTTGATGGAAAGGTCGCTCCCGCGGCCGCAGACGCGGATGGTCCTGAGGTGGAACCGATAGACCGAATTGAATATGCCGTGGTCGATCCTAAGCGTCCCGAAGGCGAGCGTGTCCAGGTCGTCAACCGTGACCTTCCTGAAGGCGTGGGCGTCCAGGTCGGCGATCCTGACGTTCCCGAACCCGAGCGACCTCCAGGTCGTTGACTCTGAGCTTCCCAAAGCGAGCGCGTTAGTTGTCGACCCTGAGCTTCCCCGGTCCCAGAGCGTATACTCCGCTGGTTTTCCCGGCAAGGTATAAAGGCGCATATGGAGGGCGCGGATCTGGTAAAAGCCACGCTTTTGGTAGGTTGTTAGTTGAGACGTGTGTGGAAAAACGCGGAACGCTCGCCGTATGCATCCGGGAAGTACAAAAAACACTGGCACAGTCGAGTAAACGACCGCTCGAAAGCAAGATCGTAGCAATGGGTTTGGAGCCACACTTTAGGATCTACAGCGACAAAATCGAAACACCCGGTGATGGAGTCATAATATTTCTGGGCATGCAGGATCACACTGCCGACTCGATTAAGTCGCTTGAAGGTTTCAGAATTGCTTGGATTGAAGAAGCCCAAACACTGAGCGGTCGTAGCCTCTCCCTCTTGAGGCCCACGATTCGCACGAGGGGAAGTGAGATCTGGGCTAGCTGGAACCCGTGCCGGAAGTCTGATGCCATTGATGATTTTCTCCGGACAAAGCGCCCATCAGACGCGATCGTTATTAGGACTAGCTGGAGAGATAATCCTTGGTTCCCGGCGGTACTCGAAGAGGAACGGAAGCTGGATCTTACGCTTTACCCTGATCGCTACGATCACATCTGGGAGGGGGAGTACGCCAAGGCCTTTGAAGGTGCGTATTTCTCCAAGGGGCTTTCAGAAGCGAAGGCGCAGCGGCGTATAGGCCGGGTATCTGCCGATCCGTTGCTGCCATTAAGAGCGTTCTTCGATATTGGCGGCAGCGGGGCTCAAGCGGACGCAATGTCAATCTGGATTGTGCAGTGGGTGGGACAGGAGATTCGGGTCCTGGACTACATCGAAGGTGTTGGTCAGGTGCTTGCGTATTACGTGGCTGAAATGCGCAGTCGTGGCTATCAGAATGCCGTGTGTGTTCTCCCGCACGATGGCGTGAACGCGAACAATATTACTGGGAAACGTTTTGAAGATCACCTACGGGATTCGGAGTTCCGGGTCGAGGTAGTAAAAAATCAAGGTCAAGGCGCGGCGGCTATGCGTATTGAGGCAGTGCGCCGCATCTTACCCAAGTGCTGGTTCAACGAGGCCACAACTGAAGCGGGTCGGGATGCGCTAGGGTATTATCATGAACGGAAGGATGAAAATCGCAACGTGGGTCTCGGGCCAGAACACGACTGGTCGTCACATGGGGCTGACGCCTTCGGCCTAATGGCGATCTCGTACGAAGAGCCCGGTCGCAGAGGAGCGTTTAACCGCTCGATCAGTTATCCGTCTCTGGGAATAGTCTAATATTCGTTTTGAGTTGATGTTTTTGCTTTCCGCAATCATTGCCATTGCGCTTGCCGCACCGAAACCGCTGGGGACGAACAATTAAATGCCCAAGATGTCGGCGTTGGAGCTGCGCGATCTTCTCACCGCGCAGCGCTGGGACTCCATGTCCGCGATCACGGCGAGCAAGCTCAGCGAAGAGCGCGCGACCTCGAGCTCACGAAGCTCGCCGGCCATAAGGATACGGACAAGTTCTTTACCGCGCCGGGCCAGCCACCCGACCCGAGCAACCCGGCGAGCGCGCCGCTGCAAAAGCCGCCTGATCCCAAGCAGCAGGAGATCCAGGCCAAGGCGCAAGCCGAGCAGGCGAAGGTGCTGGCCGACGCGGCGCACCAGCAGATGAAGACTCAGGCGGATATTCAGTTTCAGTCACTAAGGGCGCAGATCGATTCTCAGTTGGCCCAGAGCAAGGCGCAAATGGAAGCTCATCTTGCTGAGCAAAAATTTGCTTTGGAAGCGCGGCTCAAGGAAATCGATGCGCAGCTGAAAGATCAGGAATTGCGCCACCGCGAGGCGCACCACGCCATGACGCTTGAGCAGCTCGCGGCTTCGCACGTGGCCAAGATCGAAGCGGCAAAGAGCGCGGCGAAGCCGGACGCATCGCATTAGGAGAACATGAATGTCCTATCGTCCCTCACAGCCGTTCAAGCCATACCCGGCGGCAACGCAGGCGCTCGCAGTGACGAGCGCTACCGCCAACGTCGCTTTGCCCGCCAACACGGCGCAGGTGATGCTCTCGACCAAATCGACTGACTCGCTGTGCTTTTTCGAGTTCGGCGGATCGAGCGTTACGGCGGTTGTTCCCTCCGGCGGCACGTTGGGCGGAACGCCGCTCAACGGCGGAACCACGCAGCTGTTCAGCGTGCCGATCGGTGCGATGTATATCGCGGCCATTACCGCAAGCGGCACTGCGACGCTCTACATCACTCCGGCAGAGGGGCTCTGAGCCATGCTGCGGGCAGGTGGCGGAGGTGGCGGCGTAGCGTCGTTCAACTCGCGCACCGGCGCGGTCACGCAAACGTCCGGCGATGTGACGACGGCGCTCGGGTTCACCCCGCTTAATCCGGCAAACAACCTGAACGACGTTAACAGCCAGGCGACGGCGCTCGCCAATCTGGGTGGCGTTTCGGTGCTGCGCAGCTACATCGCCGGCCTTACGCTTTCGAATGACGGAGGGACGCCCAGCTCGGTCCTTGACATCGCCGCTGGCCAAGCCGCCGACAGCGGCAATACGGTAATGATCTCGATCGGCGCCTTCACCAAATCGACCGCCGGCGCGTGGACATCGGGCACCGGCAACAATGGTATGGGCAATGGGCTCACCATTGCTAACAGCACCTGGTATCACGTCATCCTTGCCAATAACGGTGGCACGCCGGACATCTACTTCGATACTTCGGCAAACCCAGGCCCTCGCGTCCGCCGACAATACGAACGCGCAGCTCGAAGGCGACGACGCGAACACCAACACCACCACGGCGACGGTGCGCCTTGGCAACATCAATCAGATCTCGACCAAGGTTGCTCGTGTCACCGGCACTCAGCGCTCGGTCGATCATGCCGGCCGTGACGACGAGCTGGCCTACCAAGAGATGCTCAAGGGCCTCGAGCTCAAGCGCGACATGGAAACCATTCTCGCCGGCACCAACCAAGCCAAGAACACGGGCAACGATACGACCGCGCGCAAGACCGCTTCCGTGCTCTCGTGGATCAAGACGAACACGTCAAAGGGTACAGCTGGAGGCGCAGCGGACCCGTCCGCGGCCGATGGCACCGGCACCCGCACCGACGGCACGCAGATCGCCTTCACCGAGGCACGGCTCAAAACCGTGCTCCAAAACATCTGGACCAACGGCGGCAAGCCCGACGTGATCATGACCGGCGCGTTCAATAAGCAGGTGTTCTCCACCTTCACCGGCCGCGCCACCCAGATCGAGCCAACCAAACAGAAGAAGATCATCGCGTCGGTCGATGCCTATGAAAGCGACTTCGGCGTTCTCAAGATCACGCCGAACCGTTTCCAGCGCGCGCGCGATGTGCTCGTGCTGTGGATGGAGATGTGGGCACTCGCCTTTCTCAATGGCCGGCGCATGGTGTCCGTCCCCCTCGCCAAGACCGGCGACAGCGATCGGCGCATGCTCCTTTCGGAATACGCCCTCGTTGCCCGCAACGAGAAGGGCTCCGGCGGCGTGTTCGACAATACCACGTCGTAAGCGTAGTTACCCCTCAACCACATGGTGGGCCGCCGTAACTGGCGGCCCTTCCCTTTTAAGGAGAGACCATCATGGCGTACCCTTCGACTCACCGTCTCAACGTCATCCACAAGTCGAGCTACTGCTCAAGCATCGGCGGTACGCCCGTCGCCACATACATCCGTGTTCCGTTCCGTTGCCAGGTCACGCTTGTCGATGCGGTTACCCACGGCACTATCACCACGGCAGATTGCTCGGTCGCAGTCGCGCTGAATGGCACCGCGATCAGCGGCAGCCCGTTCGTCATCCCGGTGTCCGGGGCCGCGGCCGGCCAGGTCGCGAGCATGACGCCAACGAGCCTGGTGTATGCGAATGCGGATGACGTGATTTCGTTCACGCCGTCCGGCGCATCGGGCTCCAGCATCGCGGCCACGTTCTCGGCAGCGCTCAAGGCAAACTGATGCCGCAGACCTCATTGCGCCTCGACGGTCGAGACCTGATCGCGCACAGCTATCAGGACGTTGAGGACATCATCGAGCACAACAAGGCACTGGCAAACGCTGGCCCGCAACGCGGCGACTTCCGCCAGATCGCGTCTATTCCGCTGAACATCATCAACCAGTGGCTAAATGAGGAATGGGCCCGCGGCAACGTGAGTCTGCATATGTCGGGACCGGAGTTTGACGCCATGGTAGCGTGTAAGCTTGCGAATCCCGACTGGCGCTATCTGCGCACGGACAAGCAGTGAGCAAGGGCGACCATCGCCATCGCGTCCTGCTCGGTGAGCGTGAATATGACCGCACATTGCACGACCCGCGGTTTGCGGCCGTGCTCGCGCGCGCCTTCAGCGTGAATTACGACTACGACGTGCCCTATCTCGGCGGCTACAGCCAGGACGGGGCGAGGATCTATGTCGATCGCGACACGGCGGAAGTCATGCGCGGCAAGCGGCTGTATCACTTGCGGCCGCAAGGGCTCGTCTCTGGTATCGTCGTGCATGAGCGCTGGGAGAAAACGGCGCTCACAGCTTGGCGCTGGTCCTATCGCGAGGCGCACGAGCTCGCCACCCATGCCGAGCATGTTCACGTCGCGACGTGCTCAAGATGGATCCCGCCGAATACGAAGAGGTATGGCGCCCGATCATCCGGGCTGCCGAAAAGAAGCTGAATGCGCAAGGCGTGCAACT